AAAAGAAACAAGTTTCTGCTCTTATAAACGAATTAAAACCATTAATCTCAGATATAGGTGATGCTACTCTTGTAGTTCCCTTAATTAAAGAATATATGGAAATTGGAGTTAAAAATGATGAGCAACTCATTAAAATGGCTACTATTATCCAAAGAGCAGTAGCAACCCAATCATCAGAAGGAGAATATACAATATCTGATGATGAAAAGGAACAACTTCTCCAAGCAATGCAAGATTTACAAATAGATAATCCTGAAAAATAATGTACGGACAAGTAGGTTTAGCAGCTCAAAATAACCAAGACCGAAGCAAATTTGATAATAAAACTCAATTTGTCATTCAGCCTGTTAGGGTACGTTTTACCTTTTTAGATATGGAAAATATCCGACAAAATTATTCTAAATTATATGAGGAATATGGAGGATATGATTCATTAAGTGGAATATTATTTGATTCTTTTACATCACCAACACCTCCCTCAGAAGATGGAAATGTTGATAATTTATTAGAAAATTATAGTTTTGCTAAACCTTTATTTCCTAATATGAGGCAAGTTCCTCTATTAAACGAAATAGCATATATTGTATCATTCCCCTCTGTTGATACACAAGACCCAACATTTATAGATTTAAATAGAACAGATTATTACTATTTTTTACCTATAAATTTATGGAATACAACCCATCAAAATGGATTTCCTGACCCCTTAGTTCAATGGAATGAAGAAGAATCACCATCACCTAAAATAAATTCATATAATAATGCTCAAGCAGGAGCTACTCAGAATACAACCGAACCTGAAGATAATGATATTAATTTAGGGGATACATTTGACGAAAAAGAAGGTATTAAAAATTTACAACCTTATGAAGGTGATATAATCTATGAAGGTAGATGGGGACAAAGTATAAGATTTGGATCTACAGTTTTAAATAAGAATCCATGGTCAACCCAAGGTACTAATGGTGATCCTATTTTTATGTTAGTAAATGGACAATCACAAACACAAACTCAACCTTGGATTCCTACTAATGAAAATATAAATGAAGATTTAAATTCTATATATGCTACTAGTACTCAACAAATCCCAATAAATGTAGCTTCAACCAATTATGATAGTTACCCATCTGATCCACCAATAGCTCCCAACCAATATATAGAAAATCAAATAATATTAAACTCAGGTAGATTATTATTTAATAGCAAATCAGATCATATACTGATGACATCAGGTAAATCAGTTAATATAAATGCATTAACTAGTGTAAATATAGATACTGAAGATGTATATATTCAAAGCAATAAAATATATTTAGGTTCTAAAGAAGCTAATGAACCTTTATTATTAGGTAATTCAACCGTAGATGTATTACAAGAATTAATAGATACTTTAAATTCATTTGCATCGGTATGTAAAACTGTAGTTGGTGTTCCTGCAGGTGTACCATTAGCCACATTAAACTCAATTGCCGCTACTACTCAAGTTTCATTGAAAAAAATATCAACTGATTTAAAAACAATTACTTCTAAAGATAATTTTACTATATAATGGCTTTTAATAAACCTAACATATCAACACCTTCTTTAAAACGTTCAACTAAAATAAAAGAAAAAAGAAAAAAAGAAAGAGCAGCTTTAAAGGCTAAACTTAAACAGGATAAAGAAGATAGACTTAATAGAAAAGAAAATAGAAAAAATGAATTAGAACTTATTAAATCAAATAATCCTGATAAACCTAAAGGATTAGCCGTATTAAAAAATATAATCCAAGAAGAAGGATTAAAATTAGCCTTAACAATGGCTCCCTCTATCATAGAAATGATTAAAAAAATGGGTTTAGAAAAAGCGCAAGATTTAGTAGGAGATTATTGTCCCCCTCAAGATTTATTAGAATTTCAAATACCAGTTTTGCAAGGTATTGTTGATGATTTAAATAATACAGTAGAACGAATAGATAAAATTGCTAAGATAGGGGGAACAGCTAACGATGTTGCTGCTGCTATTCAAACCACAGCATCAGTAATAAATACAATCATCCCTTCAGTCTCAGCAGCAGCAAAATCAGTCCCGGTAATCCCAGGATTTATAGTATCAGCACTTGATGATTTAGATTATATCCAAAATAAATTATTAATAGGTAAAGATGGGTCTCCTCGACTACCTAAAATTACAGGAAGTGCATCTTCAATAGTATCTTCAATAGGATTAATATCTTCAATAATATTGAGAATATCTAATCCCCTAGAACAAGTAATAGATAAACTTAAATCATGTCTACCTAACCAATCAAACGATATACCAACATTAAACCCTTTAGTTTTAGAATATGCTGCCTTAGGAAGAAATGATTTTGAAGAAGAAGAACCAATATCATATAATGGGTTTATTATAAAAATTGAAGAAGTACCTTTTTCACCTACAGTAAATAGATATAGAGCTGTTGGGTATAACTCATATGGTGTTCCTTTAATTAAAGGAGAATTATCATTTACCCCTAATAATGCAGTACTAGTAAATGAATTAAAATTTATAATAGACCGAGATAGTTTATCATCTTATTAATTAACTATATTTATAACAAAAATACACATGAAAACCTCAGAACTTAAAAAAATGTTAAAGGAAGCTGTAAAGGAAGCAATCCAAGAGGAGTTGCGAGAAATTTTACTTGAAGCAGTAAAATCCCCTAAATCAGTAGTAAATGAATCTTATGCTCAACCAACATTAGACAAACCAAAACAATTAACCTCTCAAGAACGAAGAGATATGTTCTCGGGAATGTTAGGTGAAATGCAAAACGGATCACCTGCAAGTACAGCATATGCTGGTACTATGCAAGTAACTGGACCTGTAGACGCAGTTAATGGTACACTTCCTGAAGGTCAAGTTGGTCTTGATCAAATTATGGGATTAATAAAAAAATAAAAAATGGCAATAATAGTTAATAATAAATTCCCGATTGATAATATTGCTCGAAAAGCAGTAGGGGTCGATATTCCATTTAATGGTCCGGCTGTATTTAAATCGAATTATTTAACTAGAGATGCTATACAAAATAATTTAAAAAATTTCTACAGTACTAGGAAAGGAGAAAGAGTATTTAATCCATTTTTTGGTAGCATATTATATAATACAGTATTTGAAAGTAATGGAGATATAACTGAATCAACTGTACGAAAAATAATAGAAGATGAATGTGCCCAATTTTTTCCATTTGTCAATATAGCTGAAATAATATTTACTAGAGATGAAGACAGAAATAAACTATCTATATCTCTTAAATATGTGGCCTCAAACTTTGGAATCCAAGATGAAATAAATATAAACTTATAAAATGGCAATTAATAGAGATATAAAATATGTAGATAGGGATTTTTCATCCCTTAGAAATAGTCTTATAGACTATTCAAAAACTTATTTCCCAAACACATATAATGATTTCACACCATCATCCCCAGGAATGATGTTTATGGAAATGGCGGCATATGTGGGAGATGTATTGTCTTTTTACGTAGATAATCAATTCCAAGAAACTTTTATGCAATACGCTCGACAGACACAAAATCTGTATGATTTAGCGTATATGATGGGGTATAAACCTAAAGCAACCACTGCTGCTACTACTGAACTAGATATATACCAACAAGTACCATCAATATTAAGTTCAAGTATTTATGTACCTGATTATTCTTATGCTCTCCAAATCCCAGAAGCTACACCTGTTTCTTCTAATTTAAGTGGTTCATTACAATTTGTAATACAGGATAAAATAGATTTTGCTTCTAGTGGCTCTATGGATCCAACCACTGTTACTGTTTATCAAACAGCAGGTGGAAACCCCACATATTTTTTATTGAAAAAAACACGTCAAGCAATATCAGCTACTATAGAAGAAACTTCATTTACTTTCGGGGGTCCAATTCCATTTACAAATAGATTAATAATTGATGAAAATATAATTGGTATATTAGATATAACTGATTCTAATGGAGATGAATGGTATGAAGTAGATTACTTAGCTCAAGATGCAGTATACGATAGTATTAAAAATTCAAACCCAAATGATCCTAATCTATCATCTGATACTAATATAGCTTATTTATTAAAAACAAAACAAGTTGCTAAACGTTTTGCAACTAGATTTTTAAATAAAACTAGCCTTCAACTTCAATTTGGTTCAGGTAATCCTGGGGATACAACAGAAGAATTAATACCAAACCCAAATAATGTAGGTTTAGGATTACCTAGTGAACAAGATAAATTAACCACCGCATTTTCACCTACTAACTATATATTCACAGATAGTTATGGTATAGCTCCATCCAATACAACATTAACTGTACGTTATTTAGTTGGGGGAGGAGTAACAGCAAATGCTCCTGCTAATACATTAACTAATTTAACTACTTCTAACATAACATTTGTAAATTCAACTATAGCTAATAGTACTTTAGGACAACAAATGTTTGATTCATTATTAGTTAACAACCCTGAAGCAGCAACAGGTGGTTCTGATGGGGATAATATAAATGAGATTAGACAAAATTCAATGGGTAATTTTCAAAACCAATTGAGAAATGTTACTTTTAATGATTATGTAATTAGAGCTTTAAGTTTACCTCCAATATATGGAACTATATCTAAAGTATTTGCATCAAAACCCCAAGCATCATCAAATTCTAATAATACATTAGATTTATATGTATTGTCTTATAATGATAAAAAAGAATTAACTACTGCAACTCCTGCTTTAAAACAAAATTTAGCTACTTATTTAGCTGAATATAAAATGATTAATGATGCTATTGGTATTAAAGATGCATTTATTATTAATATAGGAATTAAT